CGCGCGTTGCCGCGCCGAGCGTAGCCCGGCCGCGCCACTCCGAGCCGCGCCAGCCATGCCGAGTCGGGCCGAGCCGAGCCGGTCCCAGCCAAGCGACGCCTGGACAGGCCGAGCCAGCCCAGCCGAGCCGCGCCTGACCGAGCCCCGCTCTGACGTGCCGCGCCATGCCGCGCCAGCCCCGCCACGCGTTGCCGAGCCATGCCGAGCCAGGCCTTTGCCGAGCCATGCCGAGCCAGCCTCGCCGCGCCCTGCGAAGCCGTGCCATGCCGAGCCGCGCCAGACCGCGCGCAGCCTTGCCAGCCAAGCCACGCCAAGCCACGCCAAGTCTTGAAAAGCCGGGCCCTGCCATGCCGAGCCAGCCAAGCCGAGCGTTGCCTAGCTCCGCCACGCCAACGCCGCGCCGAGCCGTGCCGGGCCACGCCAGCAACGCCATGCCGAGCCGCGCCAAAGCCTGGCTATGCCATGCCCCGCCGCGCCCTGCCAGCCTCGCCAGGCGTCGCCACGCCTCGCCAAGCTCAGCCAGGCCAGGCCCCGACGCGCCGCGCCTCGCCGAACCCGCCCCGGCCAGGCCGGGCCACGCCAGCCCCGCCATGCCTGGCCAGGCCGTGCTAATCCCGGCCACGCCACGCCATGCCAACCCGCTCAAGGGCGGGCTTCCTCGCCGTTGGGCCCTTCGACCCGCCGGCGAAGCTCACGCCGAGCCGGTTCAACCAACTCGACAATTTCCCGAAGCTCTCTGTAACGCAGCGTCCACGCATCAAGATCGCGCTGCGCTTGCGTGAGGAGACGCTCGCGGAAATCGCTGTTGCTCAACACGTCTTGGACCGAACGATAGGCGATCCCGCTGTCGCTCCGAATGGACAGGAACGCCGGTCGCGATCGATCGTCGTCGACAACCCGAATGGAGCGGATCAGCGCGCGGGCTTGGTCGACGCGATAGGCGTCGGCGGCCTTCTTATCGTTCCATTCGAAATAGCGGTGTAGCGGGCTCTCGGGAGGCCGAGCGCCCTCGACGACCGCTTGCGGGTGGAGCTCGCCAGCGTGCTCGAGGCGGATCGCCTCGAGCGCCTCGCCGATCACTTGCGGGCCGGCGCGCTTGATCCGGCCGGTTACTGCGCCGTTGAAAGCATATTGCGTCATTCCGCCGCCTCCATCATTGCTGCGCTCTCAGGAATGGGCATTGGACCCTCGCCCTTGGCGAAGCGGTCCCATTCCGCCTCCTCTTGCTCCAAGGCGAGATGGAACGCGCCAAACACGCCGCGCTTCTCGTTGCGCCAGTCGCACAGACCGCACGCGCGGCCGGCCTCGTCGAACAGGAAGGCGAGCGCCTCCTCGGGGACTTGCGTCGGATTGAACCGGCCCGTGATCCTCGCCGCCCACGGGAAAAATTGCGCCCGATAGGCGAGCGTCGCGGTTTTCCTCACGCCCGAACCGACCCTGACCATGTCCTCGCGCATTTGCGGCTTCGCCCCATAGATGCGGGTCAGCGGCATGTCGCACACGGCGCCGGCGAGCGCGGGGCGCACTTGATACATCCGGCAATCCAACCAGACGTTGGCCAGGATCGCCGTCTTGGCGATGCCTTTGTCCTCATGCGCCGCCGTCGTGAGCGCGAGCTTGGCGGCCGTGGTCGGAAACGCGTAAATGTCCTTGGCGATTTCATAGAGGCTATTGCGAAAATCTTCCTCGGGATTACGCGCCTTGCGCCCCGCCGCCTCGACCGCCTTCACTTGCTTGCGCAGCATGTCGCGCCGCGCCTTCTCGCTCCACGAATGAGTGATGAGCGGCGTATCGCCGACAATCCAAACCTCGAACCGCTTGAAAGTGACCTTGCCCTCGAGCAACGTCCGCAAGCTGACAATGTTGTCGGCCCTCTCGGCCTCGGTCGCGAAGATTTTCTTTTGTTTTGCCATTTGCTTTCCTCCTTGGTTGAGCGGGTTAAATTCACGTGGCGAGCTCGTCGCGTTCGTTGTTCTCGGGGTCGATCGCCTTGCGCACGGCCATAACGGCCTCGTTAACGCGGCCCATGTTCACGCCCATGAGCGCGGCGACCCGATGTTGGTCGAAACCGTCGAGGAGCACGGCCACGGCGACGCGCAATTTTTCCGCCGGCGACAACGCCGTCTTGTGCTCGAGATAGGGTTTGTTCATGCGGCCCTCGGCAGATAGTCCAGCGCCTTCAATCTCAGGCGCTCGAGCTCCTCGAGCGCCTCGGGACCGTCGCGGTGCGCGGCCTCCACAAGCGACGGATAGCCAGCGTCGAGCGCGCCGAGGACTTCCGCCCGCGTCGCGTGACGTCCTTTTGTCCACCAATCGACGCGGGTCGGCTCGCCGAGTCGAATGAGCCAACCGTTATGAACCTCGAAAATCCGATAGCCGCTCTCCCAAAGCGCGATCGCGCCAGGGTTGCGGGCGATCATGTCGCCGGCGACGTGATGCTCTTTCATGTCGAGGCCTTCCTCGTTGCGCCGTCGGGCCGGCACGGTCAGGAACGGGCACGCGGTTGCGGAATATTCGGCGCAAGCGCGATGGCATGGCGGCTCCATCGTCGTTCTATTCACAGAACACATCGGTCCAATTGGAAAGACTTGATGGACGCCGAGCGGCTCGCCGCAAACCCAACAGAGGCGCTTCTTGACGGCGAGCTCGCGCTTGCCTCGGCCGAGGATGCGAAAGTCAGCCTTGGCGCCGGGCCGCTGCCGGTCGACCTCAACCAGCTTGCCGTCAAGGTCTTCGGCGAGCCAGGCGACGAACCACGGGATCGGATAGCCGCGATGATCCTTCGGCAAGTGAGCGATGCGGATCGGCGGCGATGGCAGTTTGGCGAGCATGGTTTCACCCTGGAAAAACGACGCCTCTTTGCAGGCCTTGCGAATAGATCGTTTCGATTAGGTCGCTGAATTTTTCCTTGTCGAGTTTGCTCGAGCGGTAGCCGAGCGCGACCACGCCGTTACCGTCGAGCGCCGGCATGAACCGCAGCTTGTGGCCAGCGGCTTTCATGAAGGCGCATTTCCAATCTTCGGGCTCGTAGTGCTCGCCGCCGTGCTCGAGTTGGGCCGAGACTTCGTTGAGCAACGCCCACATGAGACGGTTTTGCGCGAGCGTGCGCGGATCGTCGACAAGCTCGAAAATCGCGCCGACCGGCGCGGCCTTGAGCGCCGCCATGAGCTCGGGCCGGTTCGAGTCGGTTATGGTGCGCGTGAGTCTCATCGTCCCGCCATGATGGAAGCGACGGCCCAACCGATCGTCGTCACAACGGCGAAGGCGAGCAAAAGCCAAAAGGTCCGCGTCATTGCGGCGGCCCCAACAGGTTCGTAGGCGCTTTCTTGTCGTAGGCGATTTTGATCGGCCCTTTCGTCGACTCCCAAACGGTGCGGCCGTCGGGCATGACGATGTCCGACAAAAACGCCTCTTCGAATGTCGTGATCTTGGCGTCGACTGCCTCGAGCTTGGCTTTGACGAGCAACAGGAGCGAGCGCCATTTCGAGCGCGTCGATTGCATGCCGGCGGGCTCAATCATCGTCATGCGGATATGCCGATCGCGGCACAGAAATTCGATGCGCACGGCGTCGCCCTGCCAGGCCGAGGCGAACCCCTTGGCGCCATACTTCTTCACCGTGCGCTCGATTTCGTCGCGCGTCTTTTCCGGCGTGACTCGGGTGTTGCGCGCATATGTCACGGATAGAGCTCATCGAGCTTGAGGAGCTTCGCCCCGACCTCGCCGAGGAAGTCGCGCGCCTCGGCCTCGAGCGAGCCGATGATCGTCTCGTCGCGCATGACGCGCTGGATGAAAAATTGCAGCGGGTCGGGAAAGCGCGGGTCGTAACTGACGAAGTCCCACCATTGGCGGCCCGAACACGCCAGCGCCCAATGCACTTGCGGCAAGTGATCCTCGGGCACGGCTTGCTCGAGGAGCGTGCGCAGATGCGTCGCCGACGTCGGGCATTTGAGCTCGAGGCCGCCCTCGTCGCCGACCAGGCTATCGGGCGAGGCGTGGGCGTCGGGGATTGTCGGGTGCGGGATGAGGCCGACTTTGACGACGGGGAGGTTGGTTAGAAAAGCGTAGCTCGCGCGCGCCTCGTCCTCATGCTCACGGCCCCAATACATCGGATTGGAGCGCTTGGCTGGTACGCCCGTGAGTTGCTCGGCGGCGAGCTCATAGAGATAGTCCATCGCCGCCGCTGTGCGCTCGCCCGACCGTTTAAGCCGGCCGATCGCGACGCCGATCTTGGACGCGCCGAGCGAACCACAACGCGCCTCAAACCATTCATCCGACCGTTGCTCCACTCGACGCTCTCCGCTTCTTTTCGTTCAAGAGGGCGGCCGCGCGCTTGAATTGGCTCATGCGCATTTCAGGGATCGACGGCGCGCCGATCGTCTCGAGGAAGATGGCGAGGTTGCTCTCAGTGTCGCGGATCAACGTCTCGATATAGACGACGTCGTCGGGCTCAATGACCGGGTCCTCTGGCGCGCCGCCGGCCCCGTCGTCATCGCGCGCCGCGCCGAGCCCGAGGGCTTCCTTGAGCGTGTAGCGTTGCAGATAGGTGACCGTTGAGGCGATCGATTGGTTGGGGTTTTTCTTGCCCGATTTGTCCTCGACGCCCTCGAGGCTCGTTTCCTCGCTAAAGCCGGCCTCGTGGCTCAAGATGCACGTGACCTTGATCTTGGCCCCGTCCTGGCTCGATTTGTGGCGATAGCTCAGCCCGTGCTTGCTGAGGACAGGGTCGACCACGGCGCCGATGTCGGCGAGCTCCTCATAACGGTAATTCGTGCGGCCCTGGCCGTCGCTGTGCTCAAAGTCGACGACGCGGGTCTTGAGGATCGGCCCGAACTCGCCCTTGGCCTTGGCCATGGCGGCGTAGAAAGCGCGCCGCGCGTCGGCCTGGCTCACCCGCTCGCGCAGCGCCATGAGCCGTTCAAACTTCTCAATGTCGACGGCGGGATCGCGCGCCGCATTGGCGATCATGAGGAGGATCGGATCGGATGGCGGCGCCCCGGCGGAAGGTGGTGGTGTGTGGGCCTCTTCCGCCGGGACTAGCTCGGACTGCTTAGGGGGGCTATGCGCCGAGCGTTCGTCGCCCTTGCCGCCATCGTCGCGGGGAGTCGTGTCGGTGGTCGCAGGGCGTCGCATACGCCCGATGTTGGTGCGGGGCGCTCAACAAGTCAAGCCTTGTGGATAGTGCTCCACAAGGAACGAAAACCACGTTTTACGACTCGGAAATGTCGCGGGCGCGGCGCTTGTAAAATACGTCGCGTTCGCGCTGCATGCGTTGCTCGTCACGCAACGAGGGGATCGGTTTCACGAAAATTTCGTCGGGTCGGATTTCGAGCGCGGCGCAAAGCCGAAGGAAAACGGTCGTGTTCCAATCGAAAGAGCCAGTCTCATAGCGGGAGATTAAACTTTTCGACGTCTCGGCCTTGTCCGCCAACTGCTGTTGGGTCTGAAAACGGAATTGCCGCCACTCCTTTAGGAAGTGTTTTGGGTGGCGATCGCGTTTTGACAAGGTTGACATGTGCTCAACCTAGCACGGATGGCCAGTTTGTTGTCAACAGGCCATATTGGCCGATCTTGACTTAACTTGCGCGCGGCTCAACTCTAAGCGGCGTTTATGCAACAGCCGC